GGCCGACGTGCCGCGCGTGATCGCGCCCGGCTGGTTCCGCGGCGTCATCGGCGGCCCGTCATGCCAGTCGCACAGCAAGCTCAAGGCGATGCGCAAGCCCAAGTTCCCCGATCTCACACCGCTCGTGCTGCGCGTGCTCGAGGCGGGGCAGTTCGACTGGTTCTGCTTCGAGAACGTCGTGCCGATCGAGATCCCGGGCGCCGTGCACACGATGTGCAACGCGATGCACTTCTACCAGCCGCACCAGAGCCGCGTGCGCTGGTTCACGCACTCCTCGAACATAGTCCCCCCCCGTCCCATCTTCAAAGGCAACGTGGACGACCTCATGGCCTACCCGGTCGTGGCGGG